GTCCCGAATACTCAATACTGGGCATCTATCATCTCCATCATTGTTTCATCTTGTGCCATGTTAAACAGCATACCATATTGATCTTCTATTGTCTTGTTTAAATAGTCATCTACGTTTGAATCTTGTATGTAAGACTGACTATCAAAAAAAGTTTTAGTATTACCTAATATCTGCATCACAATTAAAGTTTTAGTTTGAGCAACGTTATCATACCTTGCTTTGTCATCAATTTTCTTAACTATTTTAGTGGCTGCTTTTTCTTTCTTTGATACTTTAGGCTCCGATGATTTCTCTTCTTCTACTGTTTCTTCTTGATCTTCTTCTTTTTGTGGTGTTTGTGGTTGCTCTGGTTCTGCTTCCTGTGGTTCTTCTTGAGATTCTTCGATAACTTCTTCCTCAGGTTCTGCCTCTACTACCACGATCTCCTCCATCTCCATTTCAATTTCTAACTCTACTTCAGTTTCTACTTCAACAATTTCTACCTCAGGCTCAGGTAAATTTATTTCAATCTCAGCTATTTCCAATTCTACACTAGCAACAGTAATCTCTTCAACAGGAGCCTCTATAGGAACAAACTCTATCTCACCATCATTCATACTCACATCGTTAAGTTCAAATACCTCTTCTACAAAATCTAATTCGACAGGATCAAGAATATTTAAATAAAGTATCTCTTCTAAGGTTGTTATTTGTTGAGTGATAATAGTATTGATAACATTGTAAAATACATTGACAGTCACATCATCAAACAGAGGACCTATTGCAAGATTAATATCTCGTCCACCTACTTCGACAGTTATTCTATTTAAAACACCACTGAAATCGAAAGACCCAGTGTATGATTGGTAACCTGATGCAATGCCAGATTCAGACAAGATATCAGTTCCTTGAAAGACTGTGTTAGATCCATTACGTCCTGTAATGTGCATGTATATTCTATCTTGAGCATCTCGTTTTTCGACTTCAATTGAATATCTTACCTCACCACCTTTGTCTATTTGTAAATCAGAAATATTAATATTATTGATGATAAAAGTTGTACCCATACCTGACACGCCCATCGTTGATGTGCTGTTGCCAGAGCCAGTAATCTGTGCACATCTATCTGATCCTAACTCACCACAAGTATTACCCGTTGGCATTGAAGCAGGTCCTTGCCCACCCCAATCTGTTCGCATGTCACCATCATCTTGAGTGCCTACATAACCTAAAGAACTATCTAGTATATTACCTGAGTCTTCATTAGTAACAGTTGTAGTGGTGGTCGTAGTTGTAGTGGTGGTAGTTGTGATTATCTCTGTGCCTTTGTCCTCTTCAGTAACAACAACATTTTCTTCCTCCGTAATTGTTACACCTGGTGTACAAAGACCTGTAACGTCAGGTAAACAATCTGCCTTAGAATAAGAGTAACAAAGAAAGAGCCATAAGGCCAAAATTCTTAATAGCATCTGTGTCCCCTTTTGGTTCTTCTTCTACTTTAACTTGTTGCACATAGTCTTCTCTGTACCTACTACCCTCAGGAATTAAGTGAGGATTGTCTTGCCAGTAAGCAGAGGCCTCGGCTCCAATAAGCCCGTTGACCGGGCATGGAGTCCCCGCATCTTGCATACTTGTCCAAACACGGTGGTCCTGACATAGTATGGCCACCGCACTCACTTTCATGCCGAAAGCGAACTGGGTCTTACTTAGCTTGAGAAGCTGACATAGCTCATCGTCTATAAGAACGCCTGTTGCAATACCTAATACATTATTTTGAACTGCCCCACCGATGCCAACTTTACAAATTTCATTGTTGGAATTGGGCAGAACTGGTGCATTTGCTGTTGGTGGCGTATTGTTAACTACCGTGCTAGACACGGTGTTGGTTTCTGCTGAGGAAGTTTGTATTGATAAATACATAAAGACGACAGTCATAAAGGCACAAAATAGATAAAAATATGCTTTAAACATTTAACACCTCCAACGTCTTCTTGCTTGTCTTAATCTTGAGTTAGGGTCCTTTGCTGCCTTTGGAAATTTTTTCATTTGTCCTGCACTTCTAGCACAAAACGATTTTCTTCTTGCTTTTTCTTTTTTTGTTAAATTTTTCTTTTTTGTAACTGCTGTTTTTAATTTAGAGCCAGGGTTGTCTCTTCTATACTTTGCAACACCTGCCTTAGTCATTCCCGCTCCAGACTTAGTGGAGCGGAAATATTTTTTAGTTTTTGGTGGTTGTTTATCTGCCATTACGCAAATATTACAGTTATTGAAGTAACATTGGTCAAAGTCACATGAACATCATTGGTAAATCTAATACCCTCATCTGAAAAATAAGGATTAACAATACCCTCTGTTGATGAAGCAGGTGTATCTAAATCTACTAAAGTAGTTCCACTAGCACCACCGTCTTTTAAGACTATGGATCCAGTTGAACCACCTGCAATCGCATGTAAACCAATAACTCTAGCAGGACCACTAAAAACAGTGCCAGTGCTTGTTCTCTTAACTGTTTTTACTGCAAACATAATTTACTCCTATTCGTAGCTTACGTCTCTGTCTTGCGCAGCCATGATGTAATCAACAGTAGTTACTTTTTGCCCTGTAGCATCACCTGAAACACTCATAGCCATTACTTTTAAATTAGCTGTTGGAATGTTTGTTGTTGATGTTCCTACTTTTTTTCTGTTAATAAAGAACTCAACTGTGTTGGTGCTAGAACTGCCTTTTGTGGCTATAAGACCTAGTGTTACATAAGTGTCATTTTCCATTGTTGATTTTGTAGTATCAGAAAATTCCACTAAAGTTTGAGTGTCACCAGATTCAGTTGTTCCTTTTACAATAGCAGTTCCATCTACTTTAACAAAACCTATGACATTACTAGATAGTAATGCGTTTTCAGGATTTGTGGCGAATGTTTCTGTAAAACCAACCAAAAAGTCAGTTTGTGTAGCATCAGAAATTTTTACTCTTGTCTCAAAGTAAAGCTTGTTACCTGCTGTTGTAGGTAAAGCAAAAGATTCTTGCTTTCCCTGTATTGAAGCACCATCGTTATCTGTGGTGTTCGCTGAAGTTAAATTTACTTCACCGTTAAGAGCATCTGCAACAACTGCTGCACTAGCTCCAGAGTCTTTTACGATAGTCCAATCGTGTGTTGCGTCTAACGCACCCTGATTAAAATCATCCATATAGGTGAATTGATCAGGCCATTTTGCAATATTTAAATTTTCTAGCGCAGGTCTCTGTGCTGAAAATAATATTGGTCCTTTAAAGTGTGTAGCCATAATAAACCTCCTTGGTTGTATAGACCATAGTCATACAGTCTCTATACCGTCTGCTAACTCAGTGTGTATGACTCTTTAATGTTAGAATTTTAATATGGCATAAAAAAAGGGCGGAGTCAAAGACAACCGCCCTTTAGCATTCATGCAAACTGTTGCTTATGCGCCAGAAGTTCCGAAAATACCTCTAGGATCTGAGAAACCAAATGAGTATCTCTCTCTAGCTTTGTATCTGACATTACCTGTATCGAAATCACCTTCCATGTTTGTGGCAAGTGGAGTTCTTGTGAACATTTTTAGTCCATTAGGTGCATCAGTTTTAATGAAGAATGCGTTAGTGTCGGTTAAGAAGTGGTTTACCACATAACCTTCAGGAATCATTCCCATGTTTCTGATTGCATTAATGTCATTGTCAGAAGTTCCAGTTCTTAAAGCTGAAGCCATCAACCTGTCAGCAGTAAACTGTAATTCTTTTGGAATTATAAGTTTTCTACCTTGAGTTGCTATTTTAAGACCACGCTCATCTACGAATGCAGCAATGTCAATCAAAGATTGCTCAAGTGATGTTTCATTCAAATCAGCATCTGTTGCTAATCTGTTTGATAGAACGCCACCTTGTGCCAGTGGGTGTTGTGTATTGATAAGTGATACACCATCACCACCAGGATTAGTTCCTGCAGCACCTGCAGCAGCAAAGGCTGTGTTTAAAACATCAGCTCCTTTTACTTGCTTTGTGTTTGCCATTGATCTTGCAAGAGCTTTTGTGTAACGAGATGAAAGCTGATCGTAAAGATTGTCTTCGATTGCCTCTTCTGTTATTGCAAAACCTAATGCAATTGTTTCGTGTGTGTAGCGTGAAGTGTAAGCTTCAACTGCTGTGTCGAAAGATATACCGGCACCCTCTGCTTTAGTTGGAGCAGAACCGAAACCTGATAACATTACCTCTTCTTCAAACGCTCTGTCTGAAGTTTCGCTATCAAAGATTTCTGCGTGTTCGTTTTCATATCTTGCGTATTCCAGGCCAAATAGTGCATTTAAACCCGGCTCTAACTCTTTAACGAGTTGACTTCTAGAAATAGCCATAGTTTAACCTCCTATACGCCTGTTGAGTCTCTATACTGATGCTTATTAATTCTAACAAGAATGTTAGCATTAGCTACAGTATAGTCGCTGTTGTCAGGATCTGTTGAAAGATCA